GTGGAATGATTACTGAGAAAGAAGCACCAGCACCAGTAACAACAGAATCTAAATCCAAAGTAGCAAACGAATAACCAGAACCACCATTCGTTACCTGAACTGCAGATGGTTTACCATTTAAGAAAGTAACAGATGCAAGTCCACCCTCACCATCTCCTCTTATAGGTACATTATTTTTAGTGCCATTAAATTGATATGCAGCAGTAGTTGTATCTTCTATCGTTATAACTTCAACTTTACCATCAACAGCAGCATTCCTTACATCAGCAACATCAGCATTTGTACTCCAATTTCTTGGAGTAGGCATGAAATTAGAACTATCAAATTTCAAAATTTCACTAGGTGTAATAGTGTAAAGATACTTCCAAATATAACCATCACTTTCTAATCTAGGTTGTAGATCCGTGTGTACTGGTTCTTGTAGAGAAACAATTCCTTTTCCACTATTGGATGGAGCAGCACCATTGTATATACAAACATAGACCCTAAAGTCTTTGTTCATTACATAATAATTTGAACTGTATAGGTTAGTAGAACTAGTCTGTGGACTCAAATTATTGATGCTATAATCATGCCGATACATCTCATATATTGTTCCACTACCCCAAGATGCCTTATTGACAACTCTAAGCACATCATTTGATGTAATTTTTTTGGCAGATATCAGAGTATCATATATATCATCTTGTTGGTCAAAATTATCTATGGGTGATGGAGTATTTGTATTCCAGTCTGATGCAACAGAAGTTGCATTGGGTAACCCAATAAAGACATAATAACTGTTATCAGTCGTCGAAATTCCACTTACGAAATTCGACGCATTCAAGACTCTGATCTGATCCGTGATGACGGCTGGCATTATTTTGAAACTTTTTGGTTATTTATGTATAATCTAGAGATAATCTTTCAGATCTAATAACTTGAGGAGCAGTTGCGATACCTGTAAGACCATTTAATGTGTTACATGTGAACGCAGCACCCACTGCAGAAGCAGTTAGTTTACAGAAACTATAGTTACCGTAGAACTGACCTACACCTGAACTCAAACCTGTAAAGTTTAGTCCATGTCCAGATTCAATGTTGCAAGTAACCCTCATGGTTTGTCCAGATCCAACAGCAGCAGGTGTTGCTGCAACTTGGTATACACCATCTAGGAATTGAGTTGCAACTCCAACAATAGCAGAAGCACCAGAATTTTTTGCAGTTACTCCAGCACCAACATTGGAACCAGAGACAATAAAGTAATCACCACTCGCAATTGCTGTTGATGTTTTTCCACCATACTGATTTTCTCTATACGGAGAATTCAAAGGTAAAGTAAACTCAAAAGTAACTTTTGTATTTTGAGTACCAACACCTGAAATGATACCATCATCACCAACATAACTTACACCTGTTGCATCAAACAAAGGATAGGTAAATCCTGTTGATCCAAAACCAGTGTTATTCTTATCAGTATCAATAATCCTAACTGAACTATTAGTTGTGTCAGGTTCTTCAGAATATAAGAAACTAGCAACACCAGTATCAATATAAAATACTGTATCATTCTTGTCAATATCTTTTATGATACGACCAGCAGGGAATATGTTACCAATTAACGAATCCCTTGATTTGCTAACTTTTACACCATCTACAAATGTATCATTTCTCTGCTTACACCATGATAATGGTCTTAACGGTGTTCTAGATGAACTAATACCTGGTCCTTTATAGAGAGTTGTTTGTATTTGGTCTCTTGTTATAAGATCTCTTACAACTCTTACAAGTTGTCTATTAATTGTAACTTTATCACCAGTCTTCAATGATGGAGTCGCAACTAAAGTTCCAACATCACTATCGGTTCCTCTATAAAATAGAATTTGAAGTGATGATCCTGCCTTAGGTGGCTCAAGGAACTCTATCTGCGTACCACCATTATAAACATATGATTTACCAGGTTCTTGTAGAACATCATCAATAAAGATAAGCAAACTATTTTGTATGATGATAGGATTACCAATATCTTTTTCAAAACTTACTGCTTTGGTATCTTCCCTAAGAGTAAATACAGTTCTATCTCCATTAAATTCGTTTGAGAAATCATCTAGTATTTGTAACTTACCAAATACCCAACCAGCAAACTCATCATCATTGGTAAACTTGACTCTAAAAGAAGTTTCTAAGAATGCTGCCCCTGCAAACTTATGATCATACCTCTCATTTTCTGGAGATACTCCAACATTTATGCTTACTGTGGTAGTTCCTATGCCAACAATATCAGTGCTTATACCAGAAACAGGGTCTGTTGGTCGTGGATACTTATGAAGTGTATTATAAGTATCTTTTGCACATGTAAACCCTATAGCACCATCTTTCAAGCTAACTCCCATACCTACTGTTAGGGTGTGAATACCAATTGCAACAGTTAGTATCCCAACATTTGAATTATATTCCGCATGTTGTATCTTATATTCATCTCCACTCAATACATCTATAAAACCTTTTTCTATCAAAGTAGGATCTGTATTAATTCCAGAGGAAACTGTCAATAATTCACCTTGACTGTAACCATAACCAACATTCGATAAAGTAAATCCTGACATCTGAGTCAGTAAATTTGTGTCAAGTGAAACAGAAGCACCAATTCCACTAAGAGAGCTTACCAATGCAATATCATCGTATCCAATAGGAGAATCAAACTCAACCTCAGTTGGTTTATTGATAACACCACCACTACTATATGTTGTTGCAACTGTATGTACACCTACATTTACTGAGAACTTCCTTACACTTGGTACAATTTCAACAACTCTTGCTCCCTGATAACCAACTTCATCTGGGAACGGGAATGAATATGTTGAACTACCATCAGTCATATCAATGCCACTCAATACAACTCTATCTCCAACTGCTAAGTTGTGATTAGCAGATGTTGTTACAGTCATAATACCTGAGTTTATATTATGAATTGCATTTGATACTGACTTATGATAGTAACCAGCACCTTTCTCAGTTATATCAATGGTTTTTATATGTCCAACCTCAGTTATAAATGTACCAGCAGCACCTGTAGTTGCACCACCACCAAGAACTTTGAACCTATAGGTGGTTTCATTATTATTTCTATAACCACTACCAGTAAATCCTAAACCTATACTAGAAACAGTACCTGCTGCAGATACTACAGCACTACCAACACCAACAATTCTTGGTTGATAACCATAACCTTTTTCCCATTCATCAATACGTGTAATAATACCTTTCCTAGGTAAATTATTAGAGTTTACATCTGATGTACTATAACTTTCAGTTTGTGTTGTTGATTCGTTTCCAGTAAATGTTATTGTTGTTATTCCTGTTGCAGCAGTACCATCTAATCTATAATCTGTTGTTGGTCTTTGGAAAACATTATTTACTAGTATTGCACCAAAATCAGTACTGATACCAGTGGTATTGACACCCGAACTCTTCAGTATAAATGTTTTTCCTATACCCGTAAACGAATCTGATATATCATCTAATATGATATTTTCTTGATAATCAGATCTTGTAAATACTCTACCTTGGAATGTGCTACCTTCTTGAGAATCTGTCAACACTAACGTGTGTGTTCCTATACCAGAACTTGTGAGTGTTATTGCATTACCCAATAATGCATCACCTCTATTATCAGCAAATGAGAAGTTATTGGCAGCATTTTTTATTATAAAATATTCTTGATTTTCTTGTAGTGGTGTTGGTGGGTCAAGTGTTCTGAGTTTTACTTTTGTACCAGGTTCAAATGAGTCTGTAAGAGCAGTAAATGAGTTTGTTGATGTGCTTACTTTATCTGATGATACACCAACAGTTTCTTTATTGCCACCAAAAGGAACATCTGCAAAATGGATCCTATCACCTATTATATTATAATCTCCTCGAAGTAATTCAATAGTATCACCAACTTGATGTGCATTCTGACTTGTACCTAAAAATTCACGGTCAACCAATACGTTTAGAGGATCACCATCAAATCCAATAATTTGGATTCTCATGATCTCATCATTGATTCTGATTAGATCATACTTATTAAAATTACCTACATCTGCAAAACCAATTTGTTTTCCTGTAACTACGTTAGTACAGGTAGTTGAAATATTTGTTGATTTGTATACTGGGGATTGTATTACATTATCGATCTGTATAATGCATTTTGTTAGTTCTTTTTCAGAAACAAATCTATGAGTTGATCCAACACCAACTGTTGTCAAACCAATAGGTAAATTGGAAGCTGCGTTTGCTGCTGTTGCTGCTACCTTGAATTTATTTTCTCCAACCTCAATACAAAATACCTTTAGTGGCATAGTGGTTGCTGCACCAACACCATTTACACCATGCTGTATACCTACAGAAGATCCACTTGTAGCATCATAGAATAGAGGTTCACCTGTTCTAAAAAAATGATTATTGATTACAAAAGTATCATCGTCTAAATCAACAACTGCAGTATCAGCAGAATCAAATTCCTTGACAAAAATCGGATCACCTCTATGAGTCAAATTGAATGACTTCTTGAAGGTTTCCGTTGCCTTATTGAATCCTTTATTTACAGATGCTAACTGAAACATTATTGTTTTTTAGGTATTTAGAATCCAACCGTGAGGTCGCTAGAAAGATCATCAGGTTTATCTATTCTCAACTGAGCTACCCTAACAATATATGCTTTGTTTGGTGCAGGGGTAAACTTCAATTCAGTATTGGTTCCAGATGCAACAACTTCAGTTGCACGTACATCTCTAACAACACCTGGTATAGATGTATCAGCACCAATGGTAGATATTCCTGAAGCAGTTGATAGATTATTGAATTTGACAAAGTTTATATTGCCTTCATAACTATTTGCCACAACGTTATATGAAGAATAAGCGTTATCCGTGGTGTTCTCAACCTCAACAGTATATCTAACTGAAGTGTAATTAGCAGATGAGAAACCTGCTATAACAGTAGCAGTAGGAGAAGCAGCAGATGTTATAGTGGTTCTACGTGAGTTGTACTCAGTATCACCTATTCTATATTGGGTTGTCGTAAACCCACTACTCGCAACTGTGGTAGCGACACCAACAACAGTTGACAATGTTGCTACTGTAACAGCAGTATTTGCAGCAGGGGTAAATTCTAATCTAATAACACCACTTGCCTGATTGACTACAAAGGAACCCATATCAGTTCCAGCATCCATCAAACCAAAGTTACTATAACTACAATCATTTGTTCCAGAAGCTAAGAATGAAAATTCATCAATTTCTTTCTCAGTTGCTGTTCCTGCAGCAACTATGATACTACCTGATCTAAACTCACTTCCAGAAAATTCGTAAACTGTATTTACTGCAGGTGATCCAGAAGAAGCAATAGCAGATGTCATTCCAACTTTCTGAATCATTCCAACTGCAGTAGTTCCTACTCCAACAGAAGAACCAAGAACTTCTTTATGGAATGTTATATCATATTCGTAAGTTGTATTTGAAGGTGTAAATGACACACTACAAATACTTCCAGATGCAGTAGCAGTAAATTCGCCAAGATCAAATGCATCAGATAATTCTGAATAAGTATTCAAGAATGCTACTGATCCATCATGAGATACAATGAACTCTGTATATTGAGTAGCATTGAATGTAATTCCTAGCGAGGTATCAAGAACAACTTGAGCATAATATTTTATAGCAGACACACTAGTCATATCAAAACGATCTAATTCAATAGATCTGAATATATCAGAATCAGAATAGAACTGTGGTGATATATCATCTATATCCAAAACTCTATTTCCCTTACATGCAATTGCTTCCCCAAACCTCTTAGAATTGAAATTGACTTCACTACTACTAGTTGCGTCAGAGTTTGTATTTTCAGAAACCAAATCAAATTGATCTCTACAATCTAAATCAACTTCAGCATCAAGAAGCATTACACCACCAGCCTGTGAACTGAGTCCAACCACGCTTGAACCAGCACCTGTTGCTATTGATGGAATCAATAGATCCGAATGTTTTTTAAATCCTGTTATGTGTGCTAATGAATCAACTGGTTCACTCCAACTACTAATACCAACCTGACTCTTCAATGAATAAGAAAAATTTTGATAGTAGTCGTTATCTTGAATTCTTTGATAGAAATCAGAAAGTTTTCCACTATCATCTTCCCATCCAAATCTCTTTGGAATTGAACTATCAATATCAAAGTGTGCTTTAAAAGATTTCAATGATTCTATAGTTCCACTTGCACGAGATAATTCACCAGTCAATTTATCACCAGTACTAAATCCAACAAGGTTATCAACTCTCAAGGTATTTCTAGTTTTACCATCACCTGCTATGATTCTTGCTTGAGCACCTAATGGAGTAAATACTCTTTCATTATTATTGAAAACTCCTTCAGATAAGTTTAATTTGAATTTAGCAATATCTTTTTCATTAGATACTGTTCCAAATTTTTCAAAGTCATGGAAACCAGGATCGTTATTTACTGCATATGTAATTGTTGCTTCATCTACTAATCCAAATGCAGTGGTCACACCAGTAAGAGTAAAGAACTCATAATCATGATTTGCTGAATTATATCCTAATCCTGAACTTACACCTATGTTTTCTACAAATACTCTATCACCAATTTGGAATGGCATTGGTAATGAAGTTGTAAATCCACCACTAGGAGTTTGTAATCTAAGCGTTACATTGGGATCGGAATAAGTAGCAGTGATAATTCCTACACCGTTTGTATTATCTACAGCAATTAGTTCATTATCAGAACTACTCAAGTTACCACCACCATTTACTATGGTGACCTTACCTACACCAGCACCATTTAATTCTGCAAGAAATTCTGTTTCTCCAGATACAACATTTTTCTTTCTATTATATACAACAAAATTGGGGGGAGTAAGATACTTAGATCCTACAGAAGTTATTCCTACACTAGTTACACTAAAGTTATCTTTCAAACTTATTATTTGACCAACTTCAGCCTCTGGTCTCAAAGTTGTATCTGATGGATAATCATATCCAAAATCTATAATTTCAACATTCTCTAATCTACCTATATTGTTTGCAACTACTTTCAAAGAAGCTCCAGTTCCCGTTGTAGAAGCAATAGAAACTTCAGGAAGATCTTTATATCCAATACCATTAGCAGTTAGTATTACCTCCTCAACACCACCTCTATGTGTCGTAGAATTTGTTACTGTCTCTATTGTAGAAGAAGTTGAGTATCCTACTTTTTCAGGTGTATGTACAATATTAAAATTATATGTGCTACTACCAGTAGTCGTAATAGAATGCTTGCCTGTGAATTTACTAGCATCAACAATTATTTTTGAATAATTATCAATATCTTTATCAATCTCAATTACTTTTGCATTAGCACCTGTTCCAACAGGAACGAACTGATAGTATAAAATACTAGGAACTTCAGGTGTAAATGTTATAGAAGTCATACCACCAACGTTACCAGGTATAGACTGTTCTGTTACTTCAATCGTAGAAACACCAGATCCCACAAAAGGTTTCTTATAATTTCTATCTAAGAAGAACTTCATCTTAGTATCCAACATGGATCCATCATCCGTGTTGACAATTAATGTATCACCAGTGGTCAATCTCAATGGTGGATTGACCGATGATCCTATACTTACAAATCTTGTACCTGAATCATAAGTTGCAGTTACAGTGCTTCTAGCAGCAGAGACTAATGTCATCTCTAAACTGTTAGTAGGTCTCATACTATGAACACCCACTGTTGTTGCCTGAACATCAATTATTCTAAGTGTTCCTGTAACAGTGTTTCTAGTCGTAGTAAAGTTATGAGTATTTCCAATACCAGTAGTGGTATCAAACATAACTCTATCTAAATCAGAACCAATACCTGTTCTGGTTGTTACAATACCAATTAGATTATTATCTAAAATTTGAACAAAAACTTCAGGAGGAAGAGGTCTCTTAAATCCAGTACTGACACGTTTCATCGCATCAGTTTGATATGTCAATGATGTACCAGCACCAGGATTGTAACTTAATTTTTCACCATGATTGAAACTATGATTTTCTATGAATATACTTCTAGTTGGTATAAACTTATCAACATCATTGACTGATATTGTTACTCCAATACCAACACCAAACGTCAATCCTACTCCTACAACACTAGTAGCATCAAAGAATTTAGAGAAATCTTCCTCGGTAGAATCATAGAATTTTTTAGTTATAGGATAAGTAAACTTCCTCTCCATTCTTTCTATGGGTGTACCATAGGTGTGTGCAGCAGCTACCGTACCATTTTGTGCTCGGAATAATTTGTACTGATTGAAGAATGAATCGTAACCATATACTTTTAGTTGCTCACTATCAATTCTAACAATATCGTTTACTGTAAATTTATTTGCACCAAATCCATCACTAAAAGAAACTTGTGTTGTCAATCCTATAGACAACATTGCTTCCGATAAACTAGAACGAACAGACTCAACTTTTATTCTTGGTGTATCTTCAAATGCAGAATGAGTTGTTGTTGATATACCAAGCACTCTTGCATAAGTATTATTTGCTAATCCATGAGGAAGAGTCGTAATTCCTGTAACTAGATTATTTGTGCTTGAAAATATAACGTCTTCAAAATCAGTTATAGTTGAAGTAATAGTAGATAATGTTGGACCTGTTACCTTAGTAACTTTTCCTATAGCACCAAAACCTTTAGTGTTTTTATTATCAAATGTTAGAGCATCATTTACATTAAATTCTCTACCAGAATCTATAACTTCAACTTTATCTAATGAATCAGACTTTATAGAAAGTATTTTTGAATTTGTAGTTGTATTTTTATTTGAATTAGTAACAAATTGATATTCGTTTATATTATGAGGATCAGTATTTCTAATTAGATTTAATTTGTTTATGTCTATATCCTGTACTGAATCATTTGCAATATTGAATTCAATAGGAGTGGAATTGTAAGTATCACCTACAACATATGGAAATACTGGTCTTCTTGTATTATCAAAAGGATCGAGTGGGTTTAGAGTATCGCTGTTTTCAACCGTAGTGTAGTATGCATAAACTCCATTTGGAAAATCTGGAGTAACTGCAAATCTACCATTATGTTCATCTAAATCACCATAACCTTCTACAAAAGTATAATCTTCAATAAAGAACCCTGCTGGATATTTACTTAGAGAAGGTCCATCTAATCTATCTACACCAGAAAATAAAGAATAACTAGATTCTATATTCGTTAATTGTCCACCTACAATCGCAGTAGGTCCGTAAATAGGATGTCCATCATATGCCCAACCCAATATTGGAGAATGCTCTGATCCATCATCACCTAAGTATGATCTTATATTTCTTGGAACATAATAATTGACATATGGATTACCTAGTTTAGAATCTCTTTCAATCTCAAGGAAACCATCATCATTTTTTACATCACCATATTTTACTAATCTCTCGACCTGATTCACTGTCCATTCTTTTACATTTCCAAAAAAGATAGCACCAGAACCAGGTGTCAATGCTTTTACTCTAGTTTGTCCTTGGGTATAATTCATACCCTTTGTTATCATATCGATGCGAACAATCGAACCATTTTCTATGACTGCTTTTGCCTTTGCACCAACACCATCTCCAGTTATGATAATATCAGGTGTGCTGAAGAATTGTTCTCCACCACTCAATATGATAATCTGATCGATTCTACCGTTTAGAACAAATGCTTGTAAGAAAGAATTTTTACCTTCTACAATTCTAATATCAGGTTTGAAATTATCGTTTATAACAGTAGAACCAAAATTAGTACCAGCGTTCTCAATATGAAGACCAATAACCTTTCCTCTTGCTATTGGTGTTCCAACTGCATTTGCAGTACTTATACCTTGTCTACCACTAATTGTTACTTCTATAGGAGGATCTTGGAACGTATGCACTCCAGATGCCATACTAGTCAATTCTACAATATCACTCAAATCTTTCTTTGAAGAAAGTCTAAAAGTATTTGAATCTAGTTTTATTGCATAATAATCCGAACCACTAGTCAGACCACCAAGATTATTATCTGCAGTATACCTAACAATATCTCCAGACAAGAAATTATGATCAGTTATAGTAAGGGTACTAGTAAATGTATTGATTCCAGTAATACTTGATGTTGTGTTTTGTCTATTCTTGAATTTACCAGGATTATCTAAAACAATTTTATCAATTTTAGTTCTTCTATCTACAGCAGAAAATCTATGAACACCACCACCATTTGTTGTTAGATCTATGGTTCCTATACCCGATAATGCACTTTCTTTTGTTTCAGAAATGTGCATTTGAAAATCATCTAATTTTACAACAAAATATGATGACTGATTTTCAAGATTGCCTGGTGTAGTTCCTATACCAATTGGAGCTGAACCCGAAGTATAATAAAGTAATTCCTCACCATGCTTGAATCCATGAGGTTCTGGAAATACAAATCTATCAGTTGTGGTATTTACAATTGATCCTTGGGTAGTACTATCAAACTCAACTTCTTGATGAACCAACTTCATCTGTGCTTTCGCTATTGCAGAAGTATCATTACCACCAGTGATACTAACATTTGGAACATCAAGATAATCTAATCCTTCAGTATCAACTACAATTTCTTTTATTTCACCCTCAACATGAGTTATAGCAGATGCACCAACCCCAGTATGTCCAGTTTGAGTAACTGATAATCTAGGAGGTGATATTATATCATATCCAGATCCACTATTGAGTATCTCTACAGACTCTAAAGGACCATAGAACACTTTATCAGTTGCCTTATAAGAATATATTTCTACTCCATTTGCAAATAATCCAACTCCACCCTGAATAGTTTTTGACTTATTTTCAGCAAATACTGGTTCATCAAATTTTCTAAATATTTTTTGTGCTCCTATAGAACTACCGAAAACAACGTCTGGAGTTAGAAAATGAGTTGTTATAGCTGCTATATCTTCTGCAGTAAATGCAGTAATTAACTCTGAGTTGCGAACGTTCTCTAGAGAGTATGCTAAAGCAACTCTATTATTATCAATTTTCTTGATATAATAAGGTTGATTATTATTTAAGTTAGTTAGTTTTGTAGATAGACATGTATATACAACCAATTCTCCATCATGGAAGTTATGATCAATAATTTCTATTGTCGATCCAGCAGAGTTCAAAGATGAATTGAACGTTCTTTTTCTATCTTGAGGATCAATATCCCAATGAGGTAAACTATTAGACGCAACATATACTGTTTCACCACTAGAGTAACTATTCTGAACATCTGCTGTATATCCATCAGAAGATATTTTTACCCTTCTTCGTATGTAATAAGCAATATTGGGATCTAAGTTACCAGTACTAGCTACAACAGATTTGGAATTTGGTGTGCTTAAAACTGTTCCTTCTTGTATATTATTTTCTTCATCAACAACATCTAACTTATCACCAACATAAAATACATGATCGTTGATTAAATCAAACCTATAACTATTACCACCTAAATCTTTAAATCCTACTAGATTGTGCGTTGCTGCAGTGTTATAAATCCAAGATGACCATCTCAGATCTTTCTGTACAATACCTAAACTTTTTACATTAATATTACTATTATTTTGTTGATTTGTAGCATCACCTACAAATTTACTTATGACACCTAGAACGTTCAATCTAACGATTTTACTTAGATCACCATCTTCGTATGAAAACGCCTCCAATCCTGACCTTACAGTGGATCCTATGCCACATGGAGAGGTAAGTGTAGCTACACCTACAAACTGTGTTATATTTTTACTACCATAATCAAATGTTCTGTCTTCAAATTTTATAGTTCCTGTTGATCCAAACCCAACTGTAGAATCAACATGCAATATAGTTGCTCCTATTCCAGACGTTTTTGTTATAAATGTTTTTCCAATTTGTCTAAATTTACCAACTATACTACTTTGGTCAATTCCAATTTTATAGAATTTTTTGCCGTCTATGATAGCACGTTCTACATTAAAAATAGAACCACTAGTTTGTAATGGTTGTGTGTCTTGTATTAAACTTTGACCCTCAATTTTCTCAGGATCACCTTCTAAAGATTCGCAAACCAAAACATCATTTACAATATAATCCGCACCAGATGGTTTTATTAGATATTTTGAAGGTTGAATCATATCAACCTTTTCATTATACAATGCACTAAATAAAATCTTAAATGATTCTTCTGTTCCCTTTGAACTATAAAAATCTTTTGCCTGTCTAATAAAATTAGATTGATCTACTTGCGTATTGATATTTCTTTCAGAGAAACCAGGTAACACCTGAGTTTTCAATTTCTTTAAAAATGTCTTTAGAAAAACATTACTTAAATTTTCAACTTTAGCATCTACTCTATGTGTTCCAATTCCACTTTGAGTAAATGTTAGATACTCTGGTTTATTAGTTTTGCTATTTTTTTCAATTCCACTAAATCCACGAACACATCCAGTAAAAGTATTAGTAGTAAGTCCAGTATAAGTTATTATCTCATCATCTACTTTTAGTAATCCCCATTGAGATGGCCATCCTGTAGTTGAGTCTACATGAACAGTATCGTCAAAAGCATTGATATAACTAGAGATTGAAGTAAATCCTGTAAGATTTTCTTTATTTAAAAAATCAAGACTTTTGTATTCTACTAAGTTATCTGCTATATCTAATACACCTCCCTGAAATTCTTCAGAAAGATAATATTGTTTTAAAAATTCTCCAAATAGAGGATTTTCTGCATCAATATAGTCAGGTATTTGCCCCTGAACTATTTCATTAATTTTTACTTTGGTAAAGGATGTTTGCAACATTTATCTTGTTCTTTTACCGATTTGGTAACTAGATTGTGGATTGTATCTTGATCCTGAAGTATTTGCACCAGATGCAATAGAATCTTTTCTCATATAAAAATTACTCTTGGACACATCAAATTGAAGATATAATTCATTTCTTGCTAAAACATCATTTGAGTCTGGTGTTGCCTCAACTTCTATGATATTATTTGTAAGAGCAGTAGATGTTATATTCACAGTATCTATAATGATTTCACCCTTCTTATAATCAACTGTTCCAAATGCATTCGATAAAACTTTTATTGAATCATCCGTTAGAATCTGGAACATAAACAAACTCCCTTTATCACTAGAAATTTTTTCATCTGCAAAGAAACATGTACCAGAAACACCAGAAACTGTAAAACCAGTAGATTTAATATTGAAATTACTTTCTGTGCAATAGAAAGTATTCAAGAAACATAATTCATATTGGGTAAATTGATTGATTTTTGCAATAAGATTTCTTCTTATCCTAATTGTAGTAATGTTAGATGTAATAGAATTATCAACATTATCAATCATTGATAATACTTTACTATATTTGAATCTACCACCAAACTTATTTAATTCTGAACCAGAGGCAAAAGCAGTTAGTGCTGATATTATATTACTCTTTAATAGTTCCTCATTACCAACAAAGTTTGCATTGTAGTAAATATAACTATCAATCTCAACATATAAGAATTTCAAGTCAACAAATACAGGAACTATTCCTGCAACTGAATAATTTTTTAGAGAGGATAGTATATCTTTCTTTGTAAAGTCGGATAAGAAAGAACCATTCTTAGGTTTAGCGGATATATAAACTCTTCCATACTGAGGTGGAGTTAATTCCTCACCACCATAAGCACTTACAGATTCTATATTTGGATATACTGAAGGAAGAATAGCTTCATAATCGGATGCAGTAACTGCCCTATGCTGAGATGAATATAATCTAGGAGCGTAATACCTTACACTATCAAGAGTCTCTATCTCATCACCATTTTCTGATGGATATTGAGCAGTTAGAACAGTACGATAACCATCTAAAGTAGCACCATTTTCATCCTTAATACTACCTGCAAATTTGAATCTTGCAGCACCATTACCATTACTTCCGCTTGTTTTTATGTAAGAAACGTTTACTACATTTCCAGAATCTAATTTCTTACCAAACACATTATCACCAAACAATAACTCATATTTTTCATCTGTTGTCTCTTGTATGAGATATATGTTGGATGTTGATGTAATTCCTATAATATTTTCTACCAAGTTATATTCTGTACTAGTACTACTACCATTACTCTCTAATATCTTTACAATTATAGTAGAAGTGTCTATATCAGAATTTGGTAAAATAAATCTTTGATTTGGTTGCGAATTATTAACTACAAATCGACTTGACAAATATTGACCTTGACAAATTTCTATTGTGCCTTCTGATACTCCATTAGTAACAGTCCCAGTTACTGTTTCTGGTAAAGAAAAAATATAATTTGCATTCGATACCGTTCCATTTGCAATCACACCTGGTTGAAATGTTATTGTAGATGTTGATGTTGATATTCCCGTTATAAAATAATCTACTTTAGATTTTGCTGCACTTTTTGATCGTGGAACATACCCAATATTACGTGCAAGAGATATTACATTTTCTCTAAGTGTGGCAGAATCAATAAACGTCTCATTCACCACCATATTGGTATTGTATGCACTAATATAAGAATTATAAGCAAGTGTGTTTATTAGAATTGAGAGATTAGATCCCTCAAAATCCATATCAGAAAAATCAGAGTTTTCTCTAAGATAATTTTTTAATGAGGCTTTTATATCCTCAAAATTTAAATTTGTAAATTGTTGTAGTGCCATTATAGCCTAGTTGGTTCTAGTACAAATTGCAAGGTTTGACTTGGTGCTGATAAACCAACCAACTCATACGATATTGTTATATTCATAGAATAAGTATCAGGTTCTGATTCAACATCAACACTCGTCAATTGAACTCTTTTTTCATTATTTGTTATTGTAGTTTCTATCTCAGTTTTAATAGGATCTACAAAATCATTATTTGCTAATTCAAATAAAGAACCAGTAATTCTGGTTCCTAAATCAGGATCAAAAAATACCTCACCTAATTGCAATCTAACTAGATTCTGAACAGAACGTTTTATTGCATCCTCATTTTTCAATGCAAGTATATCATTTGTGACTGGATGACGTTTGAAAGACAATGATATATCTTTAAAACCCTGTGAAAAACGTTGAACAGGCACTAGAACGTTGACAATCTCGGTATATTTATCTATTTAGAGGCAAAAAAAGACCTCCTCTGTCGAGAAGGTCTTTCTTGGATGCT